CTTCGTGGCATCACTCAGGAAATAAACCAAAAGCGGATTAATCTACTCCGCAGAAAGACAAAGTAATATGTCCAAGGAACTATTTGAAAAGCGTAACAAACTAACATACGACCTCCGTCAAGCACTTGATAAGTGGGAGGCAGACAACAAGCGTCCAACCAATGAGTTTGATGTTCGTGCCAACTCTCTGCTCAAGGAACAAGTTGAAAAACTTGAGAAAGACCTTGACCAAGTTGAATCCGAACTCTCTCGTTCACAGATTTCTGAAAAGCACGCAAAGCGTGAAGCAGAACTTGCCAAACCAGAGTTTGATACTCGTTCCACTCTTCGTGGTAGCGATTCTGAAATGGAATATGCCAAGAGATTCGGTGAAGCACTCTTCAGCGGCAACCGTGTTGCTCTTGAGCGTGTAATGAATGAAAGAACTTCTATTACCACTGCTGCTACAAACACCACCTCTGCCATTCCAGTAATCTGGCAAAACCGCATCGTTGAAAAAATCAATCAGTTCAATATCATGCGTTCTCTTTGCCCTGTTCGCAATGTTGTAGGCGATCAAAAGATTGTTCTTGGTGGTGCTCTGCCATCCGCATATAAGGTCACTGAAGGTAATGCCATTACTGAAGACACCACTTTTGCTGTAAGCAATATTGATGTCCTTGACCTCACTTATGCTGTATATCTTCCAATCACCAAGCAATATGCTACAGATGCCATTGGCGGTCTTGATTATGTTGCTCGTAAAGCAGGTGAAGCACTTGCCAATAAACTGGAAGATGAGTACACCAACGGTGCTGGTACATCAGGAAATATGCCTGGTATTCTTGCTGGAACCTCACTCGTATATGATACTGGTATTAGCACCACATTCAATCTTACTAACTGGGCAGCAAAGACCAATCCACAGGATGATTTGATCGAACTTGCTCACAAGGTTGTTCCACAATACCGTAATGGTTGCGTCTATATGATGAATGATGCTACTGCGAAGACCGTTCGTAAGTTCAAGGACACAACTGGCGCATACATCTGGAAGACTCCAGATCGTTACAGTGATGTTCGTGATGGAATGCCAAGCACCATCTATGGTTTCCCTGTCTACATCAATACAGCAATCGCTTCACCAGCATCAAATGGTGATAAGTTCATTGAGTTCTTCAATCCACAATATTACGAAATCTATGACCGTAATGGTGGTGTTGATGTAATGATTGACCCATATGGTCTTTCAACTTCTCTAATGACCCGTGTAGTCGTTTCTCACCGCACATATGGTGTTGTTACCAACACCGAAGCGTGTGCCGCAATGACCATCTGATTTCTTCCTCTTTTCTGGGTGAGGGGGGAGCAATCCCCCCAAACCTTTTCCTCATAAGGAGCACAAATGATTGCGTTATCAACAATAAAGAAAGCACTGAAGATTGATTATACCACCGATGACCAAGAACTGCTCCGCATAAGAGATGCTGCTTTAGCGTTCATTGAACAATACACTGGACTTACCATTCAGACCAAAAGCAAAGTGGCATATCTTTCATACTGGATGAAAACATCATTGGATGTTCCATTCAACTCGGTAACATCGGTAAAATACTACAATACAAGTGGCACATTGACAACTATGCCATCAACCGATTATTGGATTGACCGTAGTTGCGACCCTTCATACTACATTAACTTTCTTGAGTATCCAAGCATCAAGGAAGGTACACAGATAATCGTTACCTACTCAACAGGATATTCCGTACTTCCAAAGGATATTGAACAAGTTGCCATTGGACTTATTGGAGCATGGTATAACAATCCAGAAGCAACCGCACCAATCACTCTATCCGTTGTTCCCCTATCCTGTATGTTCATATTGGATAACATCAGAGTAAAGGCGGTAGTATCTTGATTTCAGCAGGAAGACTTCGTTTTCAAGCACAAGCAAAGCGTGAAAGCAATACCGATAACACTGGTAAACGCAAGAAGGACTTTGGTACTTCTCTTGGATACTTTCGTTGTGATTTAAGAGACACATCTGCTACAGAGTTTGATTATGCGGATGGACCTGTATCCTCCAATACATTTGATGTGCTGGCACGATGGGATGCCATTGATGATGTTGGATTAATGACCCGTGATATTCTGCTAATCAACGGAAGAACATTCAATGTGCTTGGTATTCGCAACGATGCCATGAGAAATAGATTAGCAACAATAACAGTGGAGGAAATAGTCTAATGCCAATACCATCATTGCCACAAGCAATCAAGACAATGTTAAATGGTCTTGACAACGCAATCGTACCTGACGCAAACATTACATTTGGTAAAAGAAATCAGGATGGAGGATTTCCTGCTGTAGTATACAAGATTCAAACAAGTGAAATCTTGACAGTAGGAAGCAATCCATTACGAAAAGCAACAGTTGAGATATTGTGCTATGCTGAAACAGCACAAGCAGCACAGGAACTATCAGTATCTGTTCGTGAAGTAATAGACTCTGGAACCTATGACAATCTTGTATTTCAGACATTCGTTAACGATACAAATAATGTTCTACAGGAACCAGACATAGCAAATGGGGAAGAAACCAATCCATTCGTAAGTTCAATCGTCGTAGACATATTCTACAAGGAATCATAACACATGGCATATTCAAGTTCACTATCGGCATTTTCATTCGACGGCACAACTATTCCTGCCGTTGGTAACATCGCATTTTCATTCGCAAGAACACCAATGGATGTCACATCAATTGGTGCTTGGAACACATATTTCATTGATGGTGTTGCTTCGGCAGCATTTACTCTTGATGTGTTCTTCTCACACGCAGACCACAATAAACTTATCACTGATGTTATGAATCCAGTAACTTCAGCAGGAAGCAAACCATTCATAATCACTCTTGGAACTGTTGGAGCAAATGTTGAGAAGATTGAAGGATATTGTATCATCACATCATGGGATAGCGTAGCAGCATCTTCTGATGTTGTTAGAGCATCTTTTAGTTGTCAAGTAACAGGTCCAATTAAGTTCACTGGCAGTGCCAATGGTGGTGATCTTGTTGACATTGGAAACGCAGAAACCGTCCCAACATAATCTATAAGGAGGAAGAATGAGTATACGAGAAGCACTACAACTCAAGGCAGTCACAGTCACAATACCAAGTGGTTTGGAAATCACATTGCGCAGACCATCTACGATGGACTTACTCGCAGCAATAGAACAAAGCAAAACCAAACCAGAAACATTTGGAGCATGGTTGGTACACAACCATCTCATGGATGGAGTCAGCAGGGTATTTGTTACTGTGGAAGAGGTTCTACAGTGTGATGTCAAGATGGTTGACGAAATTGCTGTAGAGATTGAAAAACTCTACGGTGAAGGAAAAAACTAACAAAGGCAGTGAGGTCTGTCCTCCTCACTGCCGTTTCCTTGACGGACATACCACTTGAACAGCAATCCGTTGCTATCATCAATATGATGTTTTCAGGTCAAGATGACCTAAAGGAGATACATGAACTTCTCATGGAAAATAGACGACAGTTCTTTGAGGCAAATTCAAGAAGAACTTAAACAATTCACTACGACAGTTAAGAAACAAGTTATTCGTACTGGTGGTAGGAGTTGGGCAAAGGGTGTAGTATCTCAACTTCGTCATAATATGACTTGGAAGGAAAAGGATCTCAAAAGGGCAATAAAAGTCAGAGTCAGAACTTTACGAAAGAATCGTGGTATTTGGATTGGTGTTGGTATTGAATCTGGTAAGAAACTTGGAGAAGGTGGTTTTGATTCCTACTGGGCAGCAACCAAGGCAAGATGGTATAACGATGGATGGACTGCCTATCCTAAAGGTCGTAAATCTGGTCGTAAAGGCAAAGGTTGGAGACTTGGATTACGCAAACAAGGAGGAAGAAAAGTTTGGGAAACTCATTTCCTTGAGAAGACAGCACAACAGACACTTCCTCTATTGCCATCATACATTATAGATGCTATCAACCAAGCAATAAGATCAAAAGGAACAGACTAATGGCAAAACTATCAGCACTTGTAATTCCCGCTGTTATTGATACCAGTGGTATTGATAAGGGTGTAAACAGCATTCGTAATAAACTCTCCAGAGTAGGTGGAGGTGGAGGTAGTAATGGAGGTGGAAACGGATTCAGTTCTGGTATTTCACCTCAAGGTGGTCATATGCCATATGGTGGTGGATCTCCTATTAGCAGTGCTATGGCAGCAGCATTTGGTGCTGCTGCTGGCAGTAGAGCAACCGATAAACCAAGAGATTTACGAAGAGCACATTACGATAAACTGAATTCCAACAATTTCATTTCACGCCAATTAGATCGTATAAGTGATTTCGCATTTGCCAAAAGAAAAGCATATCATCAACAAGGAAAAGCATTCATGTCTGCTATGTTGAAAAACAAACCTTGGATGACTTATGATGATGCGAGATTGAATCCAGAATATCAAGATCTTATGGCAAAAGGAGATTGGTGGGGTGGAGGATGGGGATACGATAAAAAAGGAAGACGAACTGTACCATTTGGTCAAAGTTTTCGTGGTATTGGAATGATGGCAAAAAGAGCATCAACGAAAGTTGGTGAAGCAAATAATGCTATTGCTGCTGGAATGAATTCAAGTGCCTTGTATTATGGTGCTATGGGTGTCATGGGAACTGCTGCTTATCAAATGATAAAGGGTGCTGGATCACGAAATATGGAAGATAGGTTTGGAGATATTACACGGTATCAAGGAACAAGTATGTACCAAGCAATGAGAGGATTAAAAGCAGATTACTACAAAACTCCAACTCCAACTGCTTCAGAAGGTTTCTGGGCAAATATGCGTCAAGGAACTGGTGGAACAAAATCACTTGCTGAAAAACTTTATACTGGATTGGGAGATGTTCCAAGTAATGCTGCCAGTGCCATTGGTCAAACACTTGGTGTAGGACAAGCAGCACTTGGATTGACTGATACTGGAACTAAAGCACAGCAACAAAGTGCTGGTATGGCAGCAGCACAATTTCAATTACAAAGTGGTGGAATGGGATGGAATGGAATTGTTGGTAATGGAGTTTACAACTTCTTTTCAAGATTGTTTTCATAAGAGGAGAATATAATGGCATCATACGATTCATCTGTAACAACAACAACATACGAAAGATGGTTCATAGACAGTGTTGAAAGATACAATGATCTTGGGCAATCACAGGAAATCGCACAAACTTACATCGTAAGAAGAAAAGATCACACTGTTTTAAACTACAACGGTGATGATCTAAATCTAATGGTTGTTGAAGGAATAATTCCTGCTGTTGGTGATCTTTATGTCGCATGGGATCCTGCTTCAGCAAAAGGTATGTGGCAACCACTTGCTCGTTGTCGTTCAATGGAATTCCAAACAATAGATACTACAGGCAATCGTGTTCGTGTAAATATTCTTTGGTCATGTATGGCAGCAACAGATCCAAAGACCATCCACTATCTTGGATCAAATCCTTACGATCCAACAAAGAATGTCAATTATCTTCCTGCCTCATTGGAATACCAAGCATCATTAAGAGCAATGAAAGTTTGGAAAACTGGTTGGACCACACAACCACCAACTGTAGCAGGAACTTCTCCATATGCTCCAGTAAATGAAACATCAGCAGATATTGGTGGAACAACTGTCAAGGATATTGCTAATGGTCTTGAGGTACAGGTTCCACAAACAAGAGTTCGCTTGCGCTTTATTCGTGATTCTTCTGTTACAAAAATGGAAGATCAATGGACAGTTGTGAAAGATTACATTGGCAGAATACACGCTCCAACATCAACTGGTACGGGAGCAAAGTTCTTTAACTTTGACCCAGGAACCATCTATTGTGAAGGTGTAAGCATGGTTAAATTAGACCATGAATACTATGAAGTCATCTTTGATTTTCTATGGGATGCTTACTCTCACCATGAACAAGTAGTTGATGTGGAAGCATGGGGAGATCCAAAACTACAAGGGAATACATTGAACCTTGAGCGTGTGGATTGGAGAAGAATTCCAAGAACTGCTGTAGATTTCAACAATATCTTTAGCACTGAACCAGAACTCAAGAAGATTGTTGCGAGAGGATATTGGGAACCATAATGGGGACACCAGGATTCAACAATAACTATAAACGCAGGGAATTGGATTTCAATCGTGCTGCTCGCATGAGCAAAACACTTGATTTGCCTCTATATGGAATCTACATTGTCACTGGTGCTACAGCAATAACTGGTCAATCATATCGTTGGAAGTATCAAATCAAACCAGCAATATTAGACCAAACAACTGGTGCGGGAGGTGGAACATCAACAACTCCAGGATATAATACACCGTACATCATTTCAAATGCTCCAACAACTGGATGGGATGCTTATAGCATTAGTGAGATGAGTAACAACATTTACGGTTCTGGAGCAACAAAGCAATACTCGTATGGTGTACCAGAGACAGATATTGCTTCCACAAGTCTACTACCAGTTCAAATCCCCATCGGAACAGCAGTGTTTGCTGTAGCACAAAATATGGATGAGGGCAAAGGATATTATCTGATAATCAATACACAAGCAATCACAGGGAGTTGCTAATGCCAGCAAACTACGACATCAAAGTTTATCAAGGGGATTCCTACACACTTTCGTTTACCATGAATGGAGATTACACAAGTCAGACATTCAGCATGGGAGTAGCAGCATCACTTACCGCTGCTCCTACACTTTCACTATCCGAAGGTAGTGGTATTGGAAAAACCTATAGTGGAGTTACTGGTCTTACTACCATAACTGTAGCAATATCATCAGCACAGACAGGTTCCTTGTCATCCTCGACAATCTATTCCTATGACCTACAGATGGCAGTTGGAACAAATGTAACGACATTATTGTTTGGTTCATTTACACTCACAGAACAGGTCACACCCTAATGGCAGATATTGAACTCATACTACAACCTCCAAATGTCATTGAGTTGAATGTAGATGCTCCTGATGTTCTACAACTTCAGGTTCGTCCTCCTGCTCCTATCCAACTATCAATCAATACTGGTAGTGCCACATATAATATTGAAGGTGGATTGAATGTTGTTGGTACAGCAAATGAGATTGATGTCACTATTGTCAATCAAACTGCGACTGTAGGTATTGCCAATCCCTGTACAATATCCAATGTCTCTATTGACCAAAGTCTTTTAGTAGATGCTGCTTCAACATTCAATGATGATGCCACATTTGATGGTATTGTAAATCTAAACCAACAGACAAATGCCAATGCCGATATTGTTGTAGCAGATGGTTCGCATCTTGTTGGTGATGTTCTTGGTTCATTGACTGTTCCATGTAAGAATACCTCTGGAGTAACATTAGTCAAAGGTACACCAGTATATGTCACTGGAACAGTTGGTGCTACAAATACAGTTGAAGTGGCAAAGGCAACTTGTGATACATTCTCAACAATGGGAGCAATCGGTGTTCTTGAATCGACTTTGGTAAACAATGCTTTTGGTCATGTAATCACTCATGGTGTTCTTTCTGGAGTTGACACTTCTGGATGGGGAGTAGGAGACGAAGTATATGTCTCCAATGTTGCTGGTAATATCAGCAATACCAAATCCTATGGTTTGACAATCACAGAACCACCAAAAGGTGCTGCTATTAGTCAAGGACCATACACTCAACCAGTTATTCAAAGAATAGGTCATGTTGGAAGAGTAAACAGCAATAACGGTGAGATATTCATTCATGCTGGTATTTCCGCAGAGAAATCAAATAGCATGATGTTGACTGACCTACAGGATTGCTATATTGCCAATAATGGTGTTGTTACAGACACATATGTTTTGATGAAAACTGGTGGTGCTGGAAACAGTGTATGGCAGGATGTAGCAGCATCAGCATCTGGATTTTCTCTTACAAGTCATACTCACAATCAAAGTGCTTTCTATCCAGTTCCATCAACTCAATGGAATGGCAAGAGCATGGTGTGGGACCATGTAAATCAAATCTGGAACTACAAGACAATGCCATTGGCAGAAGCATACAGTGCCAATCAGGTTCCTGTAGCAAATGGTTCTGGTGGTTGGACTGCTACAAGCACTCTTCCACTATCATTGATTCCATCACACACTCACTCCATTGAAGACCTAACGGATTTCAAGGAGAAGAAGATTTATCTTGAGAGTGAATGTAATGCTGCTGGTGAGTTCTCTACCATCACAGTATCTTCTGGTACAAATGTCTTCACAACTACTTCTCTTGATACAGATGGTCACTTTGGTATTTTAGATTCTGGTGCTGCTTCGCCAGGTCAAGTTGCTGGTATTGGTTCTGCCAACGGTACTGATAGCATTAGTTTTGGTTCATTCAAGGTACAGACAACAGCAGTAGTTCGTATTCCAACATTATCGGATGGAACCAATACATATGTTGTTGAGTCTGGATTTAGTGATAATCGTTCTGGTACTGCTACAGATGGTGCTTATATCACATACAGCAATGGCATCAATAGTGGAAAGTGGCAAGGAGTTGTCTACAACAACGGTTCAGCAAGCACATATGACCTTGGTATTACAGTTGCTGTGAATACTTGGTATAAGTTACAGACGATTGTTTATGCCAATAGAAGCGTTGAGTTCTATGTTGATGGTGTTCTAAAGGCAACAACATCATCAGGTACTGCTCCCGATGGTAGTGGCAGTGTAACACGCAGATGCGGTATTGGAACAACAATCCGAAAGACACTTGGTGCTACAAGCAGAAGCATCTACATCGACTACATCAATCTACAAATCGACACAAACCGATAGGAGTAATATGGTAGACTTGAATCTTGTATCAATAGGACTTGGTATTATCGCAACTCTAATCGGAATCGGTTGGAAGATTGCGCATTGTATGAATGAAATACGCTTGAGTGTAGTGCGGATAGAAACGATTCTAACTGCCACATCTGCTCGTTTGGATAAACTTGAACTTGAAGTGAATGAAATCAAAAAGGAACTACGGTGGGAACACAAATGACCAATAAGGCAAAGTACATCTTCATCACATCTCTAATCGGTATTTTTGGTCTGATTTCCCTACAAGCGTGTGACCTACGCTCATTCGTCAAAGTAGATGCTCCTAAAGAGGTATTGGAAGCAACGGATACCACACCACCAGTTACACTGAAGAATGCGAGTGCTGTCCGAGAGGACTGGGTATTTTATGTTGAAAGCAATACCAAGAAACTCGACAGCAGCATTGAAGACGCAGAAGCAACCTATGCCACGATCCACCAGATTGTCTCTATCGGCATTGACACCGCTGGACAAGCGTCTAACAGCATTCCGTATGGGGGCATTCTGTTTGGAGCATTGACGGGATTGACAGGTCTGATGCTTCCTCAACCAAAGATTGTCAGGAAGAAGGAATAATGGCATTCATAAAGAGGAAATGTTGTGCTTCAAACTGTGGAGTAATACCCTGTGATGATTGGTGCGACTGCTTACCAAATGGTGCTCATGTCACCATTGAGTTATTTCAACGCTATGAGATAAAAGATAATGGTGTTCTCAAGACATATGGTGAGTGGTCGTTGGATATTCGCAATGTAGCATTGGCAAAGTATTCAGATGCTTTTGACTGCTATCTGTATGCCACTGGTAGTGGAGGAACTTGGCAATACAACTATGACTATAGCAATATGGTCTATCCACAATATTCATTCTACATTCAACCAAACTGCCGAGGTTGTCTTGACCTACAGCAGTGCGATACAAGAAACAAGAGTGGAAGTGGAACCATTGGGGCAAATGAGGTCTATCTTGACTGCTATGATCCCTGTAATCCAATCAGTCAAACCTATCCAACCAATAAGTTGACATTTGACTTTGTTGCTCCTCTAACAGTCACAGATGATAACTACAATGAATGCTTGGCAATCAATGGTTCAGCACCTCCACCATTCAATATTACAGAGGGTCAATACGGTGAGATTTACGGAACACCAGGTTGCTTGACCACAAACACATTCAACCAAAGAACATTGCGTTGGACAAATGTTTACGATGACCATACACCCCATCAGGATTCGTTCATCTGTACAAATATCAATGTGTGTTCGGGAGGGTGTAAAGGAGCATATTCCTGTGCTTGTAAGGATGCCAACTGTTCACCACCATATGTGCCAGTGTATGATTACTGGAGTTCATATACCATAAACAGTTGTAGTGAAGAGGTGTGCGTGGACACTCACTCCTGTTGGAATGGATATTATGGCAATCAACCAGCAGTCTATGCCTGCTCCTGTAACTATCCAACCACAGGAACAGTCAAACGGGAATACAAGCATTGGATGACCACATCAGTCACTTTGACAATACCGTAAGGAGAATAAGATGAGAGGATTTGGAGATTTAGTGGCATTTGTTTTAACCCCCCTACAATCGCTTATAAAGCGTTTCTACGGGAAGAAGGACTGTGGGTGTAAGAAGCGTCAGGAAGCGTTAAATCGTCTCCTACCGTTCTCTGACAAAGGATTGACGGAGCAACAGGTAAAAGATTGGAATGAACGACGAGATAGACGATTCCAAAGAAAAACCCCCCCTACAAACAACTCGTAGGAGGGGTCAAAGGTAAGGTATCTTATGCCTTATCCGTAGATTTTTGGTGAACCACCATTTTCACTATCTGACAAAACACGATTATGAAGATTAGTCAGCGGAGGAAGAGTTGTGATGTAAACATATTCGGTATTGTATTGCTCACGAATCACATCTGCCATTTCATCATAAAACTCTTCGGCGGTCATTTCAGTCATCAAACGAGAGGTATGAAGATTCTGTCCATCAAATCCAAAACTACAGATATACAAGTGGTTCATTGGAACTCACATTCTGGGGGTCTACCCCCTAAAGTTGCTCTCTTCAGGAAACACTCCCGTTGAGATGCGTATATTGTACCCTGTAAACTTATCCTGTCAACCCCCTTTGAGGCATATTTTGGGGAATCTTTTGTGAACTTTTAGGGTCATTTTGGGGTATTTCTGGAAATCTTTCAAGAATCTTATCGGAATCTTAAGTTTGGACTCATTTGGTCTTATACATAAGTGTGAGGGAATCAGATTCAGGGATTCTCAAGATACTCAAAGGAACACCAGATGGAAGAAAAAGAATACGATATAGATGTTGTTGCCGATAAAGGAATATTCCTACAGAAGCGTGATTGTCTTGATAATGGTTCAGGAATGGTCATGGAGATAGTCAAGAGAGGTAAGTGGGAACACAATGAGAACGATACCATACGATATGTAGGATGGAAAGCAATCTTGCGTAAGACCGATGAAATGTTTCCATATAGTCACCGTAGGGTATCAGAAGCAAAAGTCGTTAGAGTAGATGGAGGAGAAGACCAGTTCACCATCACTATAAAGAGACTGAATGGATACAATAGACGGTCTAATCGGACCATATGACTTTGAAGATGAAGATGAGGAAATAGACATTGCCACAGGAAATACACCTTACGAACATTCCAGTAGAACTTTACGAGACAAACCAATACGGTGAGGTAAAGTGCCACAAAGCAACTGTAGACGAGATATTGATGGATACCGACAGCAAACCATACCAGATTGTATTGACATGGAAGGGTAAGAGTAGACGAATCACTCCAAAGTATGACAAGGGTAGATTCCTATTCCGTACCCGTACAAGCACTTATGAGGGGTTTGTTGACGAATAAACGGGTATATGGATAAAGAGTGACCAATAACCATGAGTCTTGGTCAAAGTAACAGAAACGATACATATTACAGGAGATGAAGAAATGAAGAAGAACATCAAGGCAGAGTACATCAACAAACACGGTCAAGAGATGTGGAATATGGTAGATTCCTATGTCAATCATAATGACCGTAGTTCTGAAGCAACTGAAGCAATGAAGTTGTACAG